GACGATGAATAATATGCATCGTTCCAGAGTCTATTACAGTACTCTAGATACGAGACATATCCGTTGGCATCGTACGGATTCTTGGGCAGTTGCTTCTTGATTTTCAAAGGAGTAACTGATTGTCCCAATACGGCATCCATACCGCAGGATTCTCGAAAGATTCCTGTAGTGCAGCACTTAGCCTCATTAAACTTTAAGTAAAATGAGGGAAAGTGATCAAGTAAAGGCACATGGTTTTCGCCTTTAATGATGATGTCGTCTCCGTACACATAGACGGCTTTGAGTGCTCTTTTCAGAGACAGGCCTTCTACGTTTAAAGATGCTACTGACAGCGCCCAGTGCACGAGTGATTCGATTGGGAAACACAACGCGGAACCCATAGGTGCGAATTTTCGCAACAAATGGATTTCCCCCGTTGGTAACTCAGTCGCTTCAGTCCGCGTACCGAGTAATTTCTTTAATAGCTTAGTTCCAGAAAAAAGTTCTGTAACAAGCCATAAAGAAACTCGGTCGGACGCCTCCTTCATATCGAGTGTAACAATTTTGCTATCTCGATATGAGCCGATTCGGGCGAGTTCACGATTAACTTCTTGATCTTTGAAGTTAATGTGTCCTCGAGTTAGCTTGTGTCTTTCGATACAAGCTTCCAAATTTTTCTTGAGACCTTGCTGAACCCATTGGAACTCTAATGGTTCCATACAGATTAAGCGTGGTCCTCGAGAATCTTTGGGCACAAGAACTACTTTGGAGATCCCCGAAGGGATCTCCTCCATAGTTTTGTAAGTGCTCACCGAAGCGGCCAGGTCCATTGCGTTGGCGACGAAGTAAGTATAATAAGGATACACTTGATGTATACAGTTATACTTCCGGGAGAAATTCATTTTCTCCCAGTTCTTCTCGCCTGTAGCAACAGCCCCTGGACCATGTTGAGGATAGATGTTAACAACGTCAACATCTTCAACAACTTGGCTAAGGAGAGTACGGGAGATATCAAGGATTTTACGGCTCTTTTCAGTTGCTTCATTGGTTAAAGACCAACCAAGCAACCGATCAGTTTCTGTAAAACTCCCAAGATATCGGTCAATGCATTTAGCATTATAGGCCTCCTCGTACTTGTATACCAGAAAAAGTATCTGGCGTAGATCTTTTACGGCAGAGATGCACGGATCAATTTTCACTGATCCGTCCTGATTGAAGACTCGCTCGAACAGAACCTGCAGAAATGCAGGGAATGTAGCCCCGTGACTTCTTTTGAAGTTCGGTGGCCTGTCGAACTCCCCTGTTACCAAGGCGCTATCAACTGCCTTGCCTAATAAGGGTAATGTCTTTGTCAAGAATGAGAAACCTTCATTTTTGACACGACTTTGCAATGTTGCAAAATCGCGATCAAAGGATGATGGTTGCCCATACTGCCGCACCATGTCCCTCCTAAGAAGGATTTTAAACAAGCCGACAAAGAAGTCGGTACGGCTCTTAGAGTCTCGCATAGCGTAGACCTCCATAGAGCAAGCTTAAACATCCCTCAGAGGGGCAATCACAAACCTAAAAGCGTATAGTAAGTCTTAGAAGAGCAAGAATTTGCTCTAGTAAGCCATACACTTTAGGGCTCCGAATTAAGGAGTTTATTAACATTAGCTTCAACGGATACAAATCCGATGAGCTGAGTTAACATGTCCTTAATCATCGTCGCAGTGACGATGCGCCTTGGTGCTTCGATAACCAGATAGACGGAACCACTTACAGTAGCAATAGTATCGCTACCAGTGTCTTCCTCTGTCAGGTTAAGGCGTACCAGGTGTCGGTCGGTCGCTTTCATCCCGCTCCCAGATACTTCATGGGATATGACCAAGGAACGTGGTGTTCCAAGGTCGCGGGTAGCGTCTGTTCGTACTGATTTGGAATTCTCAAGACTAATCTGAGAATATACCACATCAGCGGAC